TAAAAATTTACATAAAAGGTGATAGAAAGGAATATCTCGTTTTAGAGTTAGAAAAAATAATCTCTGAACTAAACGATTTAATTGAAACCATTAATATTTCCATCGTTTCAGATTCAACTCAAAGCAATATGCCTATATTTTTCGGAAGTATGGAGGAATATAATATTATTTTTCCTCATTCTAGAAAATATTCCAACCAATTAGGATTGGGGTCGTTATGGACTAATAGCATCAATGAAATTTATTTTGCTAAAATTTTTGTAGACACAAAAAATCATTTATCGATAGAAGAAGAGAAACACGTTCTTCGAGAAGAATTGACACAATGTTTAGGATTACCAAATGACAGTTGGACATATCCTAATAGCATGTTTTATCAAGGATGGACTTCTATTACAGAATATTCTGATATTGATAAATTATTGATTAAAAAGTTATATAGTCGGTAAGCAATCTTTAGTATATTTCTAGAGTGGTATTCCAGTTATAATATCACTATTCGGATCCGTTTTTTCTAATCTTTTGCGTTTAGATTGAATCTGAGCTTCTACGTTTTTATCTACTCTAATATCTAATCCGGTTTGATCCCAATTACTTACCATACCTTGTATTTGCATCGGTACCATACCTACTAGTTTTCTAGCTTTATCATAAACATTAAACATATTTTTATTAATTCCTACATTAGAGGTCGTATCTACAAAATAATCATAATACATAGTATTGGCAGAGTATGGCGCAAAGTAAGTCATAGGCATACCAGCTAACCCATTAGTTGGATATGGTGGTAGGATTAATTCAGTTTGTCTATTTCCTCGTTTATTTAGATAAACATCGCCAGATTTTACATATCGATCATTGATACCATGTGACAGGCTTGTTTCTAGAAACCCTCCTGCATTTTCTAAATATGCTTTTTGTATTCCTGCAAAATTAAATACAGCTTTTTTAGTTGTCCATATGGCTAATCCATCGGAGATATCACTAAATGGTAATACAGATTGAATTGGACCTATTATTTTAGACGATGGAGAAATACCACCAAGTATTAAATACTTACCAACCGGTGATGTATTAGCTGCATAATAATTATCAAATATTTGCTTTTGCGTACTGTCGTTAACAGCCGCTTTCCCTTGATTCAATAATTCTATTTGCTTAGCATCTAATACATTTCCTAATGTTTGATTTAATTTATTACCGGCACCTAAATCAAATGGGTCCGTTGTAGGCTCAGGCTGTTCTTGCAATTTACGTTTGATATCTTCAGATAAATTCTTTACTCCAAATCGAAGTAAATTTTCTGCTAAGATGTTTTTCATATTCTTTCCTTTAAAGGTTACTTTCTTTCATATAAATATAAAGTAAAATAAAAAAATCGTATATATTTATTAATGTAGAGTTGCGGCTACATGAAGAAATTTAATAAAGAAACCTTGCATTGAGTAGAGTCCGCAACCTCGAAAGATGCAAGGTTACTTACTTATATGGATTATAAAAAAATACATGACGTTATTATTGAACGAGCTCGTACGAGAACGTTAACAGGTTACAAAGAACGACATCATATTGTTCCAAAATGTATGGGTGGAACAAATCATGCAGATAATCTTGTTTATTTAACTGCTCGTGAACATTTCATCATACATAAGCTTCTTTGCGAAATATATCCAGAACATCATGGAATTCTTAAAGGTTATTATGCAATGGCTATGTTAAAGCAAAATAAAAGAAATATTGCTATAACTGCACGAGAATATGATTATTTACGTATGGAATTTGCAAAGCGTAATACTGGTAAATTAAATCATTATTATGGTAAAAAACACACTGATGAAATACGAGCTAAAATGAAACAAAACAGCGGACGTAGAGGAAAATCGTCTTGGTGCTCGGGATTAACAAAATCAGATCCGCGGGTGGCAAAAATTGCTAATGCAACTAGATGGAATGCAGGATTGACGAAGGATGATCCTAGAATACAACAACAAATAAAAAAATCAGTTGCTTCTCGTACTGGACAAAAACGAGGTAAATATAATTTACGTTATTTAACATGTCCATACTGCAAGTTAACTCATAGTGCATCTGTAATTAAACGTCAACATCTAGCTAAATGCAAATGGAAACTTTGAATTGTCAATAATTTTTCATATAATATTAATATAATTTAATATCTTATATATGATTCGCCTAGGTTATTGCTGTATCAATACACAGCTTTCTCACGCCGGCATCCGCACCGGCCGTGCAATGATTGATCGCAAATTTCAACAAGGTGGTTTGCAACTTGCTTCCGACATTGCACTTGCCAATGCTCGCGATTTACTCGTTATTCTGCAATGGAATGAGCAACAAGGTATTCGCCTATTCCGTATCGGTTCAGAAATATTTCCGCGTTGGAATCATTACGAGTTACGTGACTTGCCTGGTATTGATGAGATCGCACATCATCTTCGTATTGCAGGTGACTATGCACGTGCTCATGGCCATCGTCTTACAACGCATCCTGGTCCGTTTCATATCTTAGGTAGTCCCGATGACGTAGTTGTTGACAATTCTATCATTGGTCTTGAACGACATTCCGAAATGTTTGACCTCATGGGCTTTGCACCATCTTTTGACAATCTTATCAATATTCATATAGGTGCCACATACAATGACAAGCCCGGTACCGTTGCACGTTGGTTGTTTAACTATCGACGTTTATCTGACTCTTGTCGTGCACGTTTAGTTGTTGAGAATGATGATAAGGCTTCCATGTATTCAGTTCGCGAGTTGTATGAGTATTTGCATGTTCCGACACGTATTCCTATTACGTTTGACTATTGGCATCACACTTTCAATACAGGTGACATATCCGAACAAGAAGCATTCTTCATGGCTCGCGACACATGGGCTGTTAACGATGCCATTCAATGCACACATTACTCCGAGTCACGTCGACGCGAACATCAAATTCTTATTGAGCGTATGTTTGATCATCATGGTATCTCCATGGACAATATTGAACAATGGCCTACCTTTCACAAACAATACAAGGAGTTTACCAAGATCAAGGAGCAAGCTCATGCCGACTTCATTACGCGTCTTCCCGACACATATGGTGTTGATGCATTAGATATCGAGGTAGAGGCCAAGGCCAAGGAGTTAGCTTTATCGCAACTTAATGTTATATGTTGTCAAGAAAATAATATACCATTAATTTTAGAATAATATATTTATATATAATAATATTAATAAATAATAATAAAGGTTTACAAATGGCACAATACCGTTACAAAGCAAAAATTACCGATGATGTAGAAGATGCAAAAGAAATTATTCGTACAACTGGTAAAATGTTACAAGAAGGTAAAATTGACAAACAGTCTGCACTAGACAATTTAGCACGTGCATTACAAAAATTAGATTCTGCAAAATACTATATCGATAGAGAATGAAAAACGGTAAATCTTCTCCTACTCCGAAAGGATACAAAAAACTTCAATGTAAATATTGCGATGAAATTTGTCAACGAGTTGATGAAAAAGCAACAGCCGTTACATGTTGGAAATGTGTGTCTAAGTTAGTTAACGGGCATGTATTGGAAGTTAGAAAATAATTTTATATAATAAGTTATGTTAGAAGCAGAAAAAATAAAATCGAATTGGGAAAGATTTCGTGATGAAATTGACACGTACTTTCCTACGCGCAACAAAAAACTTCATGCAATGTATAATGATTTAGAAGATCGCATCGTAATGATGCCAGCTTCTTCTATTGCTCATTTTCATAATGCATTTGCCGGAGGTTATGTAGATCACGTACTTCGTGTAATGGAATGTGCTAGAAACTTGTATGCAACGTGGCAATCATCCGGAGCTGATATGTCGGGCTATACCATGGAAGAATTAATGTTTGCAGCAATGCATCATGATTTAGGTAAAGTAGGATTTCCAGGCGAAGGTAATGAAGTATATCAAGTTGAAACATCAGATTGGCATCGCAAGAATCAAAACAAGATGTATAAGCACAACGAAAACATTCCATTTACTATGGTACCGGATCTTTCAATTTGGTTGCTACAAGAATATGATGTAAAATTGTCTTGGAATGAATATCAAGCAATTAAGATTCATGATGGTATGTATGATGATGCAAATAAACCATATTATGTTGCTCGTTCAGCACAAGCCAAATTGAAAACAAATTTACCTATTGTTTTACATCATGCAGATCATATGGCAGCTCAAATCGAATTCGAGCGTTGGAGAAATCAACATAATGCAACTCCTAAACCAGTCGCAGAAAAATCTAAAATAACAAAAAGCAACGGTTTGAAAAACTTAGCAGAAAATAATCCTACCGTTGAACAGTCAATAAATGATATTTTCAACGCATTTAAATCATTCAATCAAGATTAACATGACCATATTTTTATCATTAACAACATTAATGTTCTTATCCGGGTTTGGATATTTTGCATACCGAGCTTACATATTAGCTGGCATATTAGCAGATGAACAAGAATATACAGAACAAGTAGCATTAACAAATGCATATATGTATTCAAAAATTGCAGAAGCATATAATAAAATGCAAGAAATAGACAGATTAGGTGCATTTGAAAAAGATGATGAATCTGGTACTACGTTTCAATTACTAAAGCAAACAATTGACGAACTGAAAGAAGAATTTGATGGCACGCAAGAAGAAAACTAGTAATAATTATTTTACACGTATAACAGATATAGCAATTTCTGCTTATAACAAAACAGATATCGGTTCTAAACGAGAAAAGATATATAGAAGATTCATATATCCGGCGTTTATGAAACTTGCCGAGAATTTAATAAATAAAGTTAAACCAACTTATATTGATTCTTCGTTTAACGACTTACAAACCGATTTAGTTACATTTTTAACGGCTCGTTTAGATAAATTTAATCCAGAAGCTGGAAAAGCATATTCATACTATACAAGAACGTCATTTAATTATTTAATTGCAGAAAATCAAAAAGCATATTCTAAACTAAAAGCCGATTCAGAAGAAATTAATATTGATGAACAACGCAATGTATTAGCCGAGATACATAATGACGAAATGCAAGAAACGTTGCAAGAATTCATGAATGCATACATTGAGTATTGTTATGATAATTTGAATTATATTTTTTCTAATCCTACAGATATTCATGTTGCAGACTCAATTCTTCATATTTTTGAAACAAGGGAAAACATAGAAAATTTTAATAAAAAGGCTCTTTATATCTTTATAAGAGAACGTACCGGTTTAGATACATCTAATATTACGCGCGTTATTAAAACTCTAAAAAGAATATACGAAGACAAATTCCGCGAATATGAACAACAAAACTTCATAAACTTGCCGTTTTAATATTTATTATTAAAGGAAGTTATTATGGACAAAAATGATGAACTATTCAAAGGAACTAGTTTTGCTGATTTAATGTCTGATGTTTATCATAATTCTAAAAAGAAAGATAGACAAATGAATCAGCTTATTGCATCATTACAACCACTCATAAAAAATGCATCCGATGCAACCGTTGTTATGCCTTTAATTAAAGACATATTAGATGTGTCTATAAAAAATGATGATCATTTAGTTAAATTAACGGCAATCGTTCAACGATATATTTCTACAAAACAAACTATATCAGGTGCTGATTCTTTGCTTAGTGATGATGAAAAGAAACAACTTTTACAGATTGCAGAAACTACACTTTCTCATGAATTAGAAGATGAATTAGAAACGCTTCGAGACACAGAACAAGAACGAATATTTAACCAAAGAATAACAGAAGCACAAAACAAACTGAATAAGGATGCATAATGGATAATATTCTTTCATTTGATGTTGCAGAAGTACTCAGTTATGATAAAACATATCAATATGATTCAGAACAAAATTTTGCAATTTATGTAAGATCATGTAATACATATTTTAATAAAGATCCATTTATTGCAATTCCGGCAAATAATAATGTAAAGAAAATACCTAAGGTTGGTGAACTAGTATTAGTTTTTAAATCTTTTAATAATCAAGCTTCGTCTAATAAGTGGCGAGGATATTGTTATTACTATTTATCAAATATTGATATTCAGACAGCTATCAATGATAATAGACTCCCCTCTATATCGCAATTTCCTAATAATAATATAGATATACCACAACCAACTGATTCAAAAGTAATATCACCATTACAGCCATATGAAGGCGATTTATTATTCGAAGGGCGTTTTGGAAATACTATTCGTTTAGGTAGTAGTATACAAAATAATCAATCTAAATATTCTATAAATCCATCATGGACGGGGCCTGAATCAGATCCTATTATCATATTATCTAATAATACATCTAATTTACCAAACAATCGATTTGTAGTAGAAAATCCAAATACAGATGCATCGTCATTATATTTAACTAGTACGCAAAATATACAGTTAGACTTTAATAAAAAGTTAACAGAGAAATTTAAAACACCTAACGGTTCGCAATTTATAGGAATAGCAGATAGAATTTCATTAACTGCTAAATCAGATGTTGCTATTATTCATTCAGAACGAGCAATCATTATGCAAACGCCGGGTGAGGTATTAATCGGAGGAGATGATGCAACACAACCTATACCGCATGGATATGTTTTAGAAAATATATTACAAAATATAATTTGTGCTATACAATCCGGCTGCACTGATTCTGCCGGAGGTATTGCAATCACAAATGGTTTAGCTGATTTACAAGAAGCACAACGCTTATTGAATACTGAATTAAATAGTAAAAAATATAAAATTAAAATTACATAACAATGGCCGTACCACCACCATATGATCGATTAACAGTATTACCGGGCAAAGCGGTAAATAAACTATCTTCAGCTCTTAACAAATTAATTAATTATTTAAAAAAGTTAATTAATAACTTGCGAGAAAAGGCAGGCTTAATTCCTAGTAATACAAAATGTAATGATCCTAAGATTACAGAAATTAAACAGCTCTTAGAAAAGATTAAAACTGTAATTGATAAAGTTCGAAATACGCTACTAGTAGCTTCTACAATTGTCTCGGTTTTACAAGTTTCTATAACAGTTGCATCGTCATCATTAAATGCTGCTTTACTAATTCCTGTGCCATCTCCGCCAGCTGCCGCTCAAGTTGTTAATGTTTTGAATACATTGATATCTAACATCATATCCGCTGTTAAACAATTATCAATAACATTACCGATTATTACAGCAGCAGTTGTTGGAATATCATTTGCATTAGGTCCGATTATTAATTTAGTTGGATCTATATGTACAAATGAAACTTTTACAGTTGAACCCGAGACTGTCGACGGAGTTGCTAGTGATTTAGATAGTAAACTTAAAAATATTATTCAACAATATCCTAGTAAATTTTATCAAACCATTAATGTATCCGAACAAGACATTGATCAACGCAACAGACTAATTGAAGAACTAATTTCCAGAAATCAAGATATATTAACTAATTTATTAGAGGCTCCTAGCAAAGTTATATTGGGTTCAAATATACCAAAATCAGATTTAGGTAAAATTGGAGATTATTTTATTGATCAATCTAATCAATTAATATATGGCCCAAAACAAAGCGATTTAATGTGGGGAACGGGCATAAATTACTAATCATTATATTTATAATAAAAGTATTCATATGGATTCAAAAACACTTATAAAAGCACTTAAAACTGCCGTACGTGAAGTTATAAAGGAAGAATTAACAGAAATTCTTCGTGAAGGGTTACAATCTACTATTAATGAGATGACATCTACAAAAACTACTAATGTAGTGGCACAAACAAAACCAGTCGCACAAACAAAAAACAAAGTACAATTTAACGAAAATAAATGGGCTTCTGTATTAAACCAAACTGATTCGTTACGAGAACAATCTTCGGTTGGGTCTTTTGCACAGATGATGAATGAAGAAATGGAAACGTTGTCATTTTCATCACGCGATGCTGCTGGATTTGGAGCAGTTAGACAAAATAGTATGCCTAGAACAGCTGCGCCGCAAATAATGGAAGATCCTGAAACAGGTAAAAATTTACAGGTAGATCCAATTGTTGCAAAAGCAATGACTCGAGATTATTCAGCTCTCATGAAAGCTATAGATAAAAAAAAAGGTAAATAATGGGGTATAAAATAATCGATATCAATGAAACAACTAATTTACAACCACAGATTGGGTTAGGTATATCGGTATCGAATTTTCAGCCAATTTTTTTATCTAAAGATCAAGCTTTTGAAAATTTTAAGAATTTATTATTAACCAGAACAGGCGAACGAATTGCACAACCAAATTTTGGTACCAATTTATTAAATGTATTATTTGAGCCTAATACAGATTTCTTGCAACAAGCAATTGAAGATATAATTAATCCACCTGTTGATTTTTGGTTACCATATATTAATATCGAACAAATCGAAGTTATTACTCCAGAAACCGATCCTACATTAGATTATGTAGTTCAAATTCGAATAACATTTTCATTTAACGATATATCAACAGACACTATAATTATTAGTGTTGACGAAACAGCACAATTGGAAATTGGACGTACAAATGGAAACTAAAAAAGATGTATCGTATATAGGTAAAGATTTTGGACAATTTAGAAAAAATCTTATTGATTTTTCTAAGCAGTATTTTCCAACTACATATACAGATTTTAATGAATCTTCACCTGGGATGATGCTTATAGAAATGGCTGCATATGTTGGGGATGTTTTATCTTATTATGCAGATTCAAATCTTAAAGAATCATTTTTAGATCAAGCGGTAGAACGTGCTAATATATATGATATAGCTAAAACGTTAGGATATACTGCAAAAAATGCAGTGCCGGCATATGTAACATTAGATTTATTTCAATTAGTACCCGCCGTTGGCTCCGGCATTAATGTAAAACCAGATTTTAATTACGCTGTATCAATTAAATCTGGAATGCAAGTAAAACAACGAGATGGTAATGCGGTTTTCAGAACTTTAGATTCTGTTAATTTTGCATTTTCTTCTTCATTTGATACAACTGAAATTACTATATATGAAACTGATGATACTACAAAACAACCTACATATTATCTTTTAAAGAAACAAATTCGAGCAGTATCGGGAGAAGTACGTACTCAAACTTTTTCATTTACCGAACCTGTTCCATATGATAAAGTTGTACTTAATGAAACTAACATTATCGACATAATTTCAGTAACCGAATCTGATGGTGATAATTGGTATGAAGTACCGTATCTAGCACAGGATACAATTTTTGAATCAGTTCCTAACTTAGCCGAAAATGATCCGGAGTTGTCAATATACAGATCTTCGAGTCCTAGCTTGTTAAAACTAAGAAAAACTTCTAAACGTTTTATTACGAGATTGCGAAGTGATAATCGACTAGAATTACAATTTGGGGCAGGTATATCCGATAATAACGATGAAGAAATTATTCCAAATCCAACGAATGTAGGAAATGGATTAGCTGGCCTACGTAAAGATGTTGATGTAGATTTAGACCCATCAAACTTTTTATACACAAGAACATATGGACAAGCACCATCAAATACTATTTTAACGATAACCTATACTATAGGTAATGGTATATCTGACAATGTTTCTTCAAATTCATTAACTGAAATAAAATTTATAGAGTTTGATGATGATATCAATTCAACTAGCAATGTTTCAGTACTTAATTTTATAAAAAATACCATAGCTGTTAATAATCCGGATCCAGCAATTGGTGCTAAAACTGCAGATTCGTTGCAAGACATAAAAAATAATGCATTAGCTAATTTTGCTACACAGAATCGTTTAGTTACTCGAGAAGATTATATTATTCGTGCATATTCATTGCCGGCAAAGTTCGGTAGTGTTGCAAAAGCTTATATTGTACCGGATGATCAAATTGCACAAGAATCATATGAACAAAATAGAATTGCTAATCCATTAGCAATGAATATGTATGTTTTAGGATATAATGAAAATAAAAATCTTGTTGCACTCAATGATGCAATAAAACAAAATTTAAAAACATATTTAGATCAATATAGAATATTAACAGATGCTATTAACATTAAAGATGCGTTTATTATTAATATAGGTATCGATTTTGAAATTTCAGTATTGCCAAATTATAATAGTAACGAAACTTTATTAAAATGTATTAATACAATTAAAAATATGTTTGATATTGATAGATGGCAAATCAATCAACCAATAATTAAATCTGACGTGACGACTACGTTAGCTAATGTTAAGGGCGTTCAAAGTGTAGTAGGCGTTAAGTTTTTAAATTTATATGATACTGATTTTAATTATTCAGGTAATATCTACGATTTACAATCTGCCACACGTAATGGCGTAATTTATCCTTCATTAGATCCTAGTATATTCGAAGTTAAATTCCCAAATCAAGATATCCGCGGACGAGTCATAAGTTATTAATCCGCGTATATTTATACTAAAGATCGAAAAGAAGATACACGATGTTTAGAATATTTTATGCAGAAAAAGATGCAACATTATATGAAGGTGCAACTACTAGTAGCGCTTTAAGTCAAACTAATACTGGTTTAGATGAAATTTTAGAAGTTGGTAAACGTTTAGGAGATGATGGTGAAACTCTATTAAAATCTAGAACTTTACTTAAGTTTGATATGAGTGAGATAGCTGCAACAGTTGCAAAATACTCTATTAATATTAATTCTGCCAAATTTGTTTTACAATTATATACAAGTCACGCCAAAAATCTACCAGCAGAATTTACTTTAGAAACTCGTTTAGTTGCACAACCATGGATTAATGGAACAGGATATCTTGCTTCTAATCCTATAATCAATGATGGTGTTCAATGGGCGAAACCAATGGCGTCATGGTCATTAGATTCGCAGGTTGGTAGTTCTTGGATATCTAGTTCGCAACAGATTGAATTGGGGACATCTGGAATTTTTGTTTCTGGATCTGGAGCAGGAGGTAGTTGGTTGTATAGTACTGGTAGTACTTCGTTCTCTAGTTCTTATAACTATTCATATCAAACAACGGATTTAACATTAGATGTATCTAATTCGGTACTGAAATGGTTCAGTGGTAGTAATAGTCAATCAATTGATAATAACGGATTTATTTTGAAGTTTTCTGATGCGAATGAATTAGATTCTACGATAACTGGTTATATTCGTTATTTTAGTCGTGATACACATACAATTTATGTTCCTAAATTAATTATGTATTGGGATAACAGCACTTTTACAACAGGATCTTTAACTGAGGTAGACACAGAGTCATATGTAACATATACTAAGATTAAACCGCAGTATAAAGACACGGAAATTGCTAAATTGCGAATATATGCTCGCGATAAATATCCTAAAAAATCTCCTACTAATTTATTTCCAACACAAACTGTAAAATATTTGCCAACTACAACATATTATGCAATACGGGATGCAGCTACAGATGAATACATAATTCCGTTTGATAATATTTATAATAAAGTAAGTTGCGATAGCACTAGTAATTTTATTTACATAGATATGAATAGTTTTATGCCAGAACGTTATTATCGCATAGAACTAAAATTGACGGATGGAATTACAGAAGAATATATCGACGACGAAATTTATTTTAAAGTAGTTAGATAATGGCAGAACGTTTAATTCAGTTTAATTTAGGACAATCGATACAAAATCAACTTTTAGCTGATGGTGTAAATTTACAGCAAATTACTTACTATGATAAAAATGGTATAACTGCAATTTCTAATAACAGTAATGTAGTTCCTAGAGACGAAGCCGGCAATATTGCACTGCAGGATGGTATCGAATCTAATCCATTATTAATAATCGAACCAATTTCTTTAAAAATTACTAATCGATCTGCATTAAGAATTTTAGATACCCAATTTAACTATTTTAAATTTCCTGCTAAAATTAATGTTATTGAAGAACCTGATTTGGATTTGGATTTGGATTTAGATTTTTCTGGATTAGAAACTAGTACAATTGATCCGGTATATGCTCGTTATAAACCGTCAGAAGATCGTAGAATTGGAACAGGTGATGAGAATCGTCCTGGTGCAGAACGTTACAGCGGTATATTAATGGATGAAGTTGTAGACGGTTTGCTACAAAAAAATACTAATGGTTATTTTATAACTAAAGAAATTAAAAATGCGGGTATAGATTTACGTTTTAGAATCAAACTACAGCATAAATATCAGACTGATGTATCTGGATATGGTACTAGTTATTTTTCTTTAATACTAAATTCGCCAGATCGTGGATTGACTCGACAATGGAAAGGTCCGTTTGCAAATAACTCTATATCAAATCCTACTGTGTTTGGTTCTATTGCACAATATGAAATACAAACTTTAAATTTAGATGTAATTATACCAAATAACGAATTTGAAATAGGTGATACAATATCTATTGGTGCATTTGCAGGACAAAATGTTGATTCGCAATATCATTTTATTATTGCAGACCAATCATATTGGATTATAACAGATGCGAGTAAAAATGTAGATGAATGGAATCAAGAAATTAGCTAATGTTAAGTCAATATAAAAATATCAACGATTTACAATTCGGAAAATCATTTTCTGCAGTACGCTTTGGAGCTAGTGATTTAGTCTCATATAGTAGAGATTTAAAATACTATTCAAATACTGAGATACTAAACGAAATAGATGATCGTAGAATCGAATTACATTTATATTCTAATGATACGTGGCTTACTGGTAATCATAAAGTTGTAACAACTAAGAAAATTCCTAGCTACGTAGATAAAATTACTAATCAAACAATTAATATCATAGATCCAATTGCAATTGATCTATATTCCGAATTAAAAAATTTAAATTTAACGGTAGGTAAATTTACATTTGCAGTTAATTTTTTTAAAAATTTAATTGGAAGTTTCGAACAACAACATTTAGTAATAGATGAAATTTCTACAGATAGAACCGAAATACGTTTACGGGCAATTGATCCGGATAATATTGAATTCTTAAAACAAATTACAAATTTTATACAAACTGTAAATCAAACTGATTCTGAATTTTATACATCTTATTTATTAAATTTTAGTAGAAATCAATGTTTTTTATTTGTTAATAGTGTAGTTGTAGGTGAATATGTTTATATAAAGTTATATGAACCACTGCCTTCGGAATACCAAGTTAATTTTAAATGTTGGATCGTTGAAGAACAAAAACCTAGTTACGTTGATTCTGTTAGTATTCAAACACAAATTCAACAGAAAAAATTTAATAAATTAGCAAATCCAAATTGGCAAGCAAATTCAATATTTAATACATCAACTGATACTGGTTTAAAAAGTTGGAATGAGTTGTTAGCAGCATCAACACAAACTTCACAACAGATAGTTGATGCATATTTCTCAGGTAGTTTAGGTAATGTTAAATTAAACATTGATTATTCGGATTTTAATAATTTTATATTTTATAGTTCTGCAACAGAACGTTTAAAAAACTTTAGATACAAAATTCAATTGATTGAATATTATTCTTCACAAAGTTTAGTTGTTGCTAGCATATCTGGTAGCGTTTCTACGACCAATCAACAAGATTTACAACTTTTAAAAAATAATTTAATAGGCGGTTTTGATGATTTTGAAAAATATCTTTATTATCAATCATCTTCTAAAATAACTACATATGATATTCCATTAGAAACACCAACAGTTCCGGATTTAACTGGCAGTTATATATCACCAGTACCTAAAAGCACATCATCATATCCGTATACATTATATTCGATAACTAGTTCAAACTTCATATCTTGGTTTGATGGAGTTTATTCATCAGCATCGTTATACGATCAATCTAACCAAAACTCATTAATTTATACATTACCTGAATATATACGATATGATTTAGCTAATGAACAGCTGTTATCGTTTGTATATATGTTATCACAACATTATGATATATTGTATACGTATATTAATCATATGACTAAAGTTAATAAACGTGAAGAAAATCCAAAATTAGGTATGCCAAATGAATTATTATATTCTGTAGCTAAACAGTTTGGATGGAATTTAACGGATGGTAAACAAGGTCAAGATTTATGGACATATGTATTAGGTACTGATTCTACAGGTACCCCGTTAACGGGTTCAAATAGTGTAGGAGACCCATCTGTTCCGGGTAAAAATCAAACTTATACTATTTGGCGTCGTATAGTTAATAACTTGCCATTGTTACTTAAATCTAAAGGAACAAAGCGAAGTATTAGGGCATTACTTTCTTGTTACGGAATACCCCAAAGCTTAATAAGCATCAATGAATATGGCGGACCTAGACTAGAACGTGCTCCATTATATGAAAAATTAAATTTCGATTATGCACTAGATTTAAGTAGTAGTGCTGCAGGTACTGTTATAGCTAATTATTCGCAATCAATTAATACCGTAGAACTTCGTTTTAGACCAGATAGTGTAATTACGAATCCATTAATACCGAATACAATGAACCTATTTACGATAGGTTCTAATACAGTAACAATAGATTTTACTAGCGGAACAAAAGGCGTATTACAAATTAATGGTACTGGTTCATCAGAAATGGAGTTATATAACGATGAATGGGTTACTGCTATGTTACATACATCGGGCAGTGCTTTAGAATTAGTTGCTAAAAAATCTAAATATGGTAAAATAGTTGCTGCAGTATCTGCATCAGCTGCAGCATCATTTGATTATTCAGGTTCTATTACATTGGGTAGTACTACTGGCGGAAGTAGATTTGTTGGACAATTGCAAGAATTAAGACTATGGTCATCTAGTTTGCAAGATGCCCCTTTTGATAATCATGTTAAAGCGCCAGGGGCATATGATGGAAATGTAGATGCATATTCTGAACTAGTATTTAGATTACCATTAAATCAAAAAATTAATCATACATTGACCAGTAGTCTTTCTGGCATTCAGCCAGTTTCTTCTAATATAACTGCATCATTTGTGGGATGGTCATTGAATACCCCATATGACTCGATTGAAGAAACATATTATTATGATGCGATTTCACTTGGTGCTGGCACGTTTGATGATAATAAAATTCGTTTAGAAGATAATGAATTAATAGGTACGTTAGATGTTAAAACTAGAGCAGAACGCAGTCAATTTGATCGAGCTCCTTTAGATAGTAAAAAGTTAGGAGTTTATTTTTCTCCGCAAACAATGATAGATGAGGATATTATTGCACAATTGGGATTTATTAGCTTAGATGAATATATAGGCGATCCTAGCTCTACGCAATCAAAATCATATCCTGAACTTATACAAATTGCAAATGATTATTGGAAAAAATATCAAACAAGAAATAATATTAATTCATATATCAAAATGTTTACATTGTTTGATTTATCATTTTTCAAACAATTAGAACAACTTCTACCTGCACGGGCTGATAAAATAACAGGTCTTTTAATTCAACCTAATATATTAGAAAGAAGTAAAGACACGATATTACCAGTTATCAAGCGATATGATTCTACATATTCAGCTATAATCACACAAACACAACCAACAGCATCTGGTGATTATTTACAATATCTAGGCGCAATCGATGGGAATATTTTATCAATTACAGCACAAGATGATGATCAATGGCAAATGTATTTAACTGCATCTCAATCAGAAAAATATGATGGCGTTACATATTCGTATCAGTATTTAATTAGATCAGGAAGTACATATATCACTGCATCTACACCATATTGGTTAAGCGAAGGTTTATGCCCAGCTATAACAGGTAGTACTTGGAGTGAAATAACACAATATAAAATCATATTAAATAACACAGAAAGTTATCACGTTTCGCAATTTTCAGATTATATACCGCGTGGTGTAGATAACCAACGTTATTCTGGAGCGAAAATATCTTCTCCTGGATTTAATGTAGCATCTACGCAAACTGTTGATGGCGGACCTGTTGTAGAATGGAGAACGGCAAATCCTAATCAATTGATATATCAAACAAATGGTGAACAAGGTAGTTTTAGATTAGCATAAATTCTTCAACGAATATATTTATATAAAATTAAGGTAAATAACTATGGGATACTTAGATAATTCTAGTGTTACAGTCGACGCAATTTTAACATTGAAAGGTCGCGAATTATTAGCAAAAGGTGGTAATGCATTTCAAATTACGCAATTTGCATTAGGTGATGATGAAATTGATTATTCTTTATGGAATCCGGATCATCCATTAGGAACAGATTATTATGGCACTATTATTGAAAATATGCCGATTACAGAAGCAATTCCGGATGAAACTCAAGCACTAAAATATAAATTAATAACATTGCCTAAACAGACAACTAATATACCAGTTGTTACAGTAGGTAATACGTCAATTACACTTTTAGCTCCTGGGGATAGTACAATTGTTTCGCCTAATACAAGTAATTTCCAAGGCGGAAATGCTAATTTAGGATATACTGCAATTCTTTCTGATTCTACAGTATGTGATATTCAAGTTACTAGAGCTTTACAAAATTCAGTACTCCCTACAACACCGCGTTTTATTGGTGATAATGAAGATGCACAAAGTGTAGCAGTAGCTGGGTTTGAATTTAAAATAATTGCAAAAACACAACTCATTGAAGATAAAACAGCAACAGTAACTGTAATTGGTAATGAAACTGGTGGAAGTGTAACATTAACAGTAACAGTTAGAAAAGCAACAACTGCAACTTTATAATAGGTTAAAAAATGAATTATAAAAAATTAAAACAACAACCGAGACAAGGTGCCGTGCCTAGAATACCAAGAACTCCTGCACAGCTCGTACGAGAAAATCAACAACTTACGCAAGAAAATCAAGTTTTATCAACAGCTAATAACGGCGTTACAGAACAAGTACGACAATTAGCTCAACAACTTGCTAATCAAATTGTTGCAGAACAACAACAATCACAAATATTAGCTCGTAATGGTAGAACATATACTAAATTTGATGCTGTTAATGATATTATTAGCAATCAATCTGAAACTGTTACAGCTGGATTATGGTCTGATAATTTAGCTAGTCTAGAAACGTTTTTTACATCATCTACTCAAACTACATCGCAACGCCGTTATTATGTTGATGTATATCACAAAGCTACTACAGAAACTGGATCTGCTGTACAATTTTCTTTAGCATTTGGACATGCATTAGGAAGCGGTTCTGACTCTCAAGGTCAACTTAATGATTCTCCTAGTAAAGCAATTTATTCACAATATAAACAATTACTACTTAATCCTACTGATACACGTTTTACAACCGCTGGATCTGGTAGTACTGATTACATATATGTAGTTAATTTTAAACGTAACAGATTAAAAGAACGTTTAGATGCTGGTAATTTTGAATTACCATTGCGTGTAATATCAGGCTCGCGTCCTACGAATGCAACGGGTAGTGTAGCAGTTTCTGGATCTAGAATCATTACACTTATTGATGATTCATCTATTTCATCTGCAACAGTAGGAGATTCTGGTAAAGTTTATAATATTGTATCAGGATCAATTAATAGTGGCGTATTTAATTCGTCTGCGCCAATTTATTTTGGATTAGCATATCCAGATTATGGTACATTGATATTAGATGGTAAAATGTTAGATCAGCATTTAAGATTTCAAACTAATACTGGTTCAAGTTCAGAAGGAAATAATCATTTTGCACTTTTCCATTCAATATCTGGTTCTGCATTACTAACGAATCCTGTTACATCAGATCCATATGGATTTTTAGCTCGTAATTCGGAAAAAGTAACAAGCACGCATTATTTCGTTCGTGTTAAAAATGCTGAGTATAATTTCTCAAATAATCCATCATATGTAACAGGTAGTGTTGGACAAATTGCACAATCAACATTTATTGGAGATCCTAAAACATATATTACAACAGTTGGTTTATATAATGATCGTCAAGAATTACTAGCAGTTGCAAAACTTTCTAGACCGTTACTAAAATCATTTCAAAGAGAAGCTCTTATACGAGTGAAACTTGATTTCTAAAAAATAACATAATTTGAGCCCGTTATATTTATATGTATAACGGGTTTTTACTATATGGCTGAATCTAGAATATCTCATGATGAAATTGATTATGTAGGAATCTACCCTACAGTATTTAAAAAAATCGATTCAAGCGATGTTAAAATAAATGCATTTCAAGTATATAAAACATGGAATATCATTTCTGGTAGTTCTACTAGCAGTGCGTTACCATTAGTTGGTATATATTCTAACATTAATGTATTACCAGTATTAGGTACTAATTTAACATATAATGACTCTAGTAATATTGATGGTTCTTTACAAACTATAACATATTACTCTGTAAATCATCAATATTACAAGTATAAACAATATCCTTCATTAACATACGGACCTACAGATTTAAATCGTACAAAAAAATTTTTATATCAATCTGCGTCTATTATATCATTTCCGCAAGTTAAAATAGGTGAAGGTATAAAAAAAGAATCATTTATTTTAACGGGTAGTTTTATTTACGGTAGTATATATGGAACATCGTATTACGGTACCGGATCATATACTGTTACAGTACCAGTATTTATTAAATCAGATCGTTATGGAAATTTATATGATGCATCATTTAATACTGCATCAATAATTTCTAAAAATACATTTTATGAAGGTTTTAACGAATATTTTGATTCTAATAGAATTGCGTATGAATATGCTAATGTAACATACGTAAATGGTATAACAACATCTAATGGATTTGCCGGACCAATTGGATTATCTGCAGAATTTACAGGTACAGGTTATATTCGTACTTCGATTGATGGTGTATATAATAGACAAACAAATTATGCTATTTCGTTTTTTATATCTGGAGCGAATTCTACTAATGATAATGAATTAATTATTACAAAAGCATCTAGTTCGTTAGCGCCACAATATCCATTTTCAATTGAATTAAGTGGAAGCAATCAAATTGTTTATAAAATTGCTGGTAGTACTGAATTTAAAACTACATTAACATCATCAATTATTGCTGATACGTGGACTCATGTATTATGTCAAAAATCTGGTAGTGATATGCAAATGTATATCAATGGAGTACTTCATGCTTCTGCATCTAGTAATTTATTATCTTTTATTAATTCTCCATTTACAGCATCTGCTAGAATTGATAACTCAGCTGAATTATTTATTGGTGGGTTTGATACTACATCGATGAATTTACAAGGTAAACTAGATGAAATACGTATTTATAATAAAGCGTTAACTTCTACAGAAGTTGGTTATTTAGCAGATCGATCGGAAGGCGGTACATTTTTACAAACTAATCACGTTGGAAACGTATTTACAAAACAAGGATTAGCTGTTATTTCATCTCCGGATTATCGTTACGATGATATTTTATATTTACCTTATTCAGCATCATATAAAAGTACTATAACATTATATGAAATGAATGTAACTACAAGATTAGATTCAGGAGATTTTAATATGTCATCTAATTTAACACTTACAGGAGATGATGATTCTACATATCAATCATTTGTTTCTGGTAGTTCTTTTGCTCCATATATTACAACAATTGGATTATATGATGATGCCGGACAGTTATTAGCTATCGGTAAATTAGCACAGCCTATACGTAAACGTTCTGATGTTGATATGAATTTTTTAATACGATTAGATTTAGATAGGAATATATCATGATACGATTAAAACAATTGTTACGAGAAATGTCTGATTCAGATTTAAAACGTTGTTTACAAAAGATAAAAAACAATGATTTTAAAATTATCGGTGCTGGTGATAATGGACGTGTTTATGAAATCGATGGGGAAGATAAAGTTTTTAAAATTACTAAAGAACGAGATGAATATCAAGTAGCAGCACGTATAGTAGATAAACACGCAACATATTCTACATTTATACCAGTATATTATGTTAATGGGTCAGATATGTTTATAATGGCTAATGCAGAACCGTTACCTGAAACGATAAAGCGAGAAATTGATATGTTTATGCGAGATTTTGGTGCGTTTGCTAGGGAACAGGGCGGAGAAGTTTCTATATTTGAGTTTACTGACCAAACTGATTCGGTAAATAAACAACTAAATAATTTTTTAAATGCATTACAAACAGATATACAAAAACTTGCTATTCCGGAATTTGATTTAGATTTAGATTTTAGATCAGAAAACATTATGATGTGGGATGGAAAAATGGTAATGGTTGATTGGTGACATATATTTATATAAAATGAAAATAGAACGATATATACAAAAACTTATACTTGAACAAGAATCTTCTGGTTGGTATATAAAAATATTTGGAAGTGATACTGCACAAGGACGAAAAGCAGATGATGCTGCTAAAGATGCAGGTGCACTCCGCGGATTTTTTGTAAAAGCTAAAAATTTTTATAAAGCAAATCCAGTCAATGACATCGCAATACAACAAGATATCGTTGATATAATAAAAACACAACCGGCTGTTTTAGGCCCGGGCGGTGTTTATGATGATATTAAATACATGTATGTTATATTGCCATTGAAAACATTAAATCCTAAAAAAATTAAAAAATTTTATGGATTTATTATTGATAGACAAAAAGTTAATGAATTTATACGTGTATTAGATATTAAAATAAAAACTAATGCATATTTTAAAACTCAGCCTGCTGTTAGCAACGACGAAATAACACAATTATCAAATATAAAAGTTTACGATGCAACACAATATCAAAATTTATTAACTAGACTATCTAAGATTACAACTAGTTTAAACGATCCCGTTGTAAATTCTTTATTTGATAAATTAAAAAAATCTTTGCCAGATACAACAAAATTTTTTAATTTAACTTTTGACGAAAATGCAGATAAACAAATTGTTACAATTGACACCGGCGGTTTCCATGGAACTGCATATCAAATTACAGTACCAGAAACTGGTGAAACTATTTTAATTCCGATTGAAGGAATACAATCTATTAAACAATTATATGACAGCCCGGGAAAAGGTATTTTCTATGGAAAATTTAATAATAAAGGATTACCTGAATCAGGCGAAGTTTGGTATTCTGATACAAATTTAAATGGAAAAACGACGCCATTCCCAGGTTATGATTATGTTACATCTGATAGTTTTGGAGGGTTTATTTATTTTAATGGTACATTGTGGCCTACATATACTGGAGATCCATTAGATCCAGGATTTACTTTTAAATTTAAAGACGGTGAATTTCACTTCAGCGATGGAGAAAAATATATAGGTACATTAACTGAAAAAAATCAACTAGCTAATGGTACTTTTTATAATAAAGATGGCACTGTTAAATCAATAGTAAAAAATGGTGAAGAAACATTAACTCCAGAAGAAATAAAACGTAGAGCAAAAGCTAAAGCAGATGCAGAAGCAAAAGCTAAAGCAGATGCCGAAGCAAAAAAGAAAAAAGACGCGGAAACAACTAAAAAGAAAGAAAAAGAACGTGTTGAAAAAATAAAAAATAAAACATTTAAATATCCATTTACTGATGCGAGAGTTAAGGAGTTAGGAATTACTAGCAAAGTTTATAAGCATGAAAATTTTGTATATTTTACAACTAAACAATCCAATAAAGAAATACGAAATCTTACTATTACAAGTTTTGAAGCCGATTATAAAGATTTATCAGTAAAAACATTAAATGGATTAGTACCATCTGAAACGCAGTCTAAAAAATTACCAGCTGCAATTAAAGATGATTTAACAATACCTAAATATAAATGGATTAATCCTAATAAATCAATGACATTGTATACAGTATGGGATAAAAATGATAAGGAAATAAACCCAGCTGAAATTTCAAGTTTGAAAGCTAATGTAACTTATAAGTTCAAAGCTCAAAAACTTAAACCAATAGCTAAAACTTTAACTAATTTACGTTTACTTAAAACATATAGTATGCCTAATACTACGTTTTATTTATTAGAATTTACATATAAAAATAAGGTATATAAAAAGTATTGGGTTAATGATAATTTGCAGATTGAATAATATTTATACTATATGAGTTTAACATTATGATAAGTTTAAAAAATATAATATTCGAACAAAAAGATGATAGCTCGGATTGGGAAAAAGTAGTACAAGATGCAAAAGATTTTCGCAAAGAATTTCCATTAGGATCTGGGGTACCTTCATCAAGCACGACGCCGTATACATTACAAATGCGAGAAAATCGTCGATTGTATGATGCGGGAATTGGAAATGATCCTACTATAGACCCGGTTCATACTAATAGCAGTGATCATTATAAAAATAAAGCAATTGATATTCCATGCACTGGCACACTTGGTAATAGGGTATCAGATTGGTGGAAAAAGCGCGGATATTCGACACATTGGAAAATTGCAAATCATTTCAATCATGTACATGTATACGGCGGCGCATTAGGAAAAATAAATTCAACAGATTCATCTAATAAAAGTAAAGAAAGAAAAAATAGTGGGTTAAACTTAGCTAAACCATCTACATATGTAGATCTTGCTGCATTACAAGTACGAGCTCATAAATATTTAGTTGATATTGCAAATGATCCAACTACTAAATTTAGTAAGTTTAAAGGTAGTTGGGATGATTTATGGGATGATAACGAAACAGGAGCAGTTGATTATTTTAATGACGAATGGAATACTACATTTGCTAATAAACTCTTAGTTATACCTGGAGATAATAAATCTGTTGCAGAAGCTTTAAAGTTTAATCAAAATTATTTAAACACATTACAACAATTGATGTCAACTTTTATTAAAGAAAAGCGAAAAGATACAATTTTATATAAATTAAAACAACCTAAAATGGATGGAAAAACTGTATTAGGTTGGGAAATAAAAGATAAAAAACTCACATTTAATGGAGATTTTTAAAATTTAAAAATAAATGTTATGCGAAAAAATCACTTTCATAGTGCCGGCAATTCAAAACGAGCTGCAGCACTTAAACATGGTTATAAATCTGGTTTAGAACATGTTATTGCAGAACAAATAACATCTAGCCCGTATGATTTGAATTATGAAACAAAATCATTAAATTACGTAGTACCAGAATCGCGTCATAAATATACGCCGGATTTCGTATTTACTAAACGGGATGGCGTTACTATGTACATAGAAACAAAAGGTCGTTGGACTACTGCAGATCGTATAAAAATGAAACATGTTTTAGCATCAAATCCTGGAATTGATATACGCATGGTATTTCAGAATCCGAATCAGCGTTTATCTAAAACAAGCAAAACGACTTATGAAATGTATGCAAAAAAATTAGGTATCGTGCATGTTGCAAAAAAAGAAATACCTGCAGAATGGTTAACTGAATGTTTAAAATCCGGAGAAGAACCTGTAACGATTAAATCTTTTTTCAAATAACGGTTTGATTTTTAAAATATTTTTTATATATTCATTTATGATTAATGAAATTTATTTAATTAATAGATTGAATAAAATGTAATGTTATGAAATCGTTTGATCAGTAATGAAATGTATGTATCAAACATATATTATAATAATTAATATTATTT